CATTGCTTGGTGCAGCGAAGGTCATTCCCCCGACTCCATTCTGTTAGTTGGTTTTTCTCTAACGCTATTCATTTCATCTTCGGCCATTTGTTTAGCCAGGTCGTTGATAGACATTTCGTATCGTTGTTTGATGTCTTTGTTTTCAATAAAAACAAGATAAGGATTTCCCCGAAGTCCGACAAGTTTGCCAAACCATCTCAGGGCAAATGCTTGAAACCTGCCCATTGGTTCAATCACTAAGTAATTATCCATCGGTATCACCGTTGCATCCTTTCGCCAAGTCTTTTGAGAATGGCAAGAAGTATGGACAGTAATTACACATCCTTGATGCTTCAGCTGGTATTAGTGTCAGCATTTCAGGATTGGCTTCGACATCCACCTGCGATAAAAGGCTGTAAAGGTCGTCGATGCGTGAGAGCGCTTTGAGAGCGATTGATTCGTCATAATCGAAGAGTTCAATGTGCATCTCATCAAGGGAGCCTGATGTTGGAAAATACACAAGGCCAACTTTGTTCACAGTTGCGCCAGATTGAACCTTTCCATACCCATAAAGTTGGATTTGAACAATCTGCTGTTGTGTTGCTCCGCTTGATTTGCGCTCTTTGAGATTGGTGTAACCGACAGTTTTCCAATCTAAGACAATGCCACGGATGCTGTCATAAAGATCAATGGTGCCAGAGAGATTGGCACGAATTTGAACCTTCTGCTCAACTTCGTAGCCTTCCAGTTTTTGAAAGACTTCGGCAAGGTAGGCGTGAATTGCAGTGCCAACCTGCGCTGCCCATGACCCCGACGATTGCTCGTTCGGCTTCTCCCAGTCAAGTAGCTTGTACGCAAGTCGGCGACTGCATTCGTGTCCGATTTCGGATGGCCCAATCGCAATCTGCTTGCTTCGTGGCGACCAGACACCTGCTTTGGTTATCTGTTCACGCAGTTGGTTCGCAAGTTGCTGACCTGGAGAAGATATGGATGCGAAGGTCATTCGTCATCCTCATCATCTTCCCAGATTTCCTCATCAGGTATTGATGGGGTCACTGGGTCAATCCAGGGATTGATGATACTCATTCACTCTCCACTAGGCTGAATCGTCGTGAATGTTGGATGACTTCCAACATCTCTATCACTTGCGGTGGCAATACTTCCTTCGCTCGTTTGACATCGAATCGTTTTGATTCAATCTGAGTCCAGCGAACAACAGGTCGTCCATTGTGAATCGCTTCCTCACAGTCACCCAGAGCTGTCTCTAGGTGACTGCGAGCGATGTCAGCAACTTCTTGCCACTCTTTAATTTTGGCTAGAGCTTCTCGGTATTGCTTTAACCATTGGGCAGTGTTGTCATCAAGAATGACCACACCTTTTTCAACTTGCATTGACATAGTTTCCCCCTAGTCAGTTTCCTAGTACCAATTCTTGCGTTGGAAATGTTCCCAGGCGCCGCAAGGCCCCGAAGATCCGTATTTCCGTCCGATATACGCAAGCGTTGCTACTACTTGTGCGACACCAGAATCAGAATGTTTCATTCCAAGATTCTGGTAAGTACCGTGGAGCAATTGCCCGATTCCTCGTGCGCTGCTCTTCGGGTTTTTGGCTTTGGGATTCCAGGCGGATTCCTTGCCGATTAGTTTTGTGAAGCAGGCGAACTGCTTCTTTGTGAGCAATTCCCGCGCTATCTGCTTTGGATTGACCTGCATTAGTGCAGGCGCTTCCTTGTAGATGACGGTGGCGGGAACTGCTGGTTGTGGTGCAAAGGCAGCGTTGACAAACATTGAAGTCATCGCTGAAACCCCGATGATGATGGCGATTCCTCGCCAGGTTTTTCGTCTGTTAGTTGTGATTGGATTTCTCCTTCTAATTTCGCCGCAGCTATAGACAGAACCTGAGTCACATACGATGGCTCACAGTTCAATGCTTTGGCAATTTCTTTCGGTTGCGCACCCAATGCAGACATCTCTCGGATTTTCTTAGCGCGACTGATTCTCGGTGTTTTATCACGACGAGCGCCAATCATTCTTTTGCGCTGCTCCCAAGTGAAGCCAGCCCATATTCCGTATGGGATTTGTTGCTCAAGTGCGTAGTCCAAGCACTCCTTTCGTTCGATACAACCATCGCAGATTTTGCGTATGGCTTGGAGCGACTTTCGCTCTTCTGCTCGCGATTCAGGGAAGAACATATCTGGATTTTCAATCTCACGGCATTGCGCCTGTGGTAATTGAGGAAGTAGGGGAATGAAATCAAGAAACTTCACATCCTCTCCTTCAGCCAGGAGTCTAAATCCTGAATGACGAAAGCCTTCTCAATGGAAGCATTGCGGCGTTTGATGATGACAAACGCTGGCGGAACTTCTGACAAATTACGCGCTTTGGCATAATTCTTCGCTTCCACTCTCGCTTCTTCCCAGAAGGCTGGCAAACTAATGGACTTACGATTCTTAGCTTCAAGAATGTAAGTTTTGCCAGCGACGATGACAACGAGATCACCTTCGTCTAGCGCCCCGCTGAGTCGTAATCTTTCAGCAAATACACCGTGACTCCGCAACCACTTGAGGATTCCGATTTCAAATGCTGACCCTTTACGCCCATTGGGGTTTGCCATTACTTCACCAATTCCAATTTAGTTTTTTTAGTTAGAGCGCGAGAAGTTTTCACGCTCATAATCAGCTGCTCCGCCAGGGTCAGCGCCTCAGCCTCGGTCATCTTCGCGATTCTCGCGACGACCATTGGCATACCAGCGCGGACAGAATCTAGGCGGATTGCGCCTGACTCTTCCTTAAGAGCTTCAACGGATCCGAATTCCTTCAGACCCGCTAAATCTATGACATTGACCTGCTCTAAGACATCTTCAAGCATATCCAAGTTGGCATCCTGCTCTTCTAGGTATAGGGAGAACTCCCCATCGGCGCCTAGATGGACGCTAAAGAGCGGCTCTCGATGTCTCATCGGCGCTCCAGGGCTTGAGCCATTTTACGCTGGCTGGCGAGCCATTCTTGGGTCTCCTGGTACCTTTTCTCAAAGGGGTCTTTATCCAGGCTTAAAATGGCGCCAAAGGCCGCTAGAGCGGCTCCTACGCCTATTGTGAACCATAGAAGTTCCATACTGTGTCCTTTCCGTTGTTGGTCTAAGTATGACCCAGACCGCTGACACCCTACCCGCGACACGCCGAAGGTGTCTATTGTGGGTTGTATTGACAATCGTATGGACAAGGTGTTCAATACAGGTATTGGAGCGAAACGCAGTAGCTCTAAGAAACGGAAGTAAGAAAATGGCAAAAGTTAGTTTTTGTGAATGTAATCAATACTGCCTAGATAGCAAATGCATTTCAAGCGACAGTGGTTTGAAAGTTCGCAAATGCTGGTGTGCAGATTGCAAGGCCGAACGTAAGGAAATTAAGGCCAATGCTTACAAAATTACTTTTACAAAGGTCGGCGCATAATGATCGACCTACTCTTTGGCACGCACGTTGGCGGTTGGCAGGCATTTGTGCAGTTCTGGTTCTGGACTGGAATTGCATTGACTTTGGTACTTCGTTGGATGAAAAGGAATGCACGATGAGCGCGATGAGCAATCTGCACCTAGAGCTGACAATTGCGATGAATCACGTTGCTGACAAATTGCATCAGGCAACTGAAGATGGATGGGGCGAAACTATGGAAGCCACTTGCAACGTTGCAATCGAATTGTTGCAAGTATGCGCTGATGCGTTTGCTCAAATTCGTGAGATGAGCGAAGGAGTCAAAGTTGGAAATTAGAAGATGCAGTAAATGCGGTCAGATTGACTGGCAACAAGGTTTTCACATTCCGTGTAAATGCAATCGAAAGGTAAGCAAATGAAGAAGATTCGCTCGGTTCGTGTCAGTGATTCACTATGGTTCAAGGCTAAACTCAAGGCTAAAGAAGAAGATAGAACTGTCAGTGAAGTAATCGTTGAATTCTTGCGTGAATATGTAAAAGCCTAAAAGACAAAGAAAACCCCTACACAGGAAAGGTGGCTGTGTAGGGGTTTTTCTTTATCGCTAGGGGATTACATTTGTTTGTCTTGATTCCGCTTTATCTCTGACAATTCAGCCGCAATACTAAAGTATGCAGCGCCATCAATAAAAGTGTCATCTTTGGAGTATTCAAAGTTTTCTTGCAGTCTGGCAATCTTTACCAACGCCATACAGATCGCAACCTGCATTGGCGATACATCTGTCCCAAGATAGGCAGACCACAAGACTGCAATTCTTCTATGGTTCTCGTATGGCGTTCCATAATCTTCTTGGCGCTCGCCGTACATTAACCTTTCAGCTTCTTTAAGAACTTCCCCCCGCTTCATCAGTTCTATTCCTCTTCTTCTACATCCTCAATGTCGGTGTAGAGCGCTAGTTCGGTTTTCTTATCTTCAACACGTTGAGCATACTCACCAAGACCAAGAGCAGATAGCACGAAGGCTACAGCTGCTTCAGTTGGCATATCTGGTGAGAGCGCGGAAACTAGCAGGGCAACTGCTGATGACACAAATGCTGCTATACGAGCAGGATTCTTGTGGACAAATGACTTCAACTTTTCCATTCTTACTCCTTGAACTTAGGCTTACCGAATCCCACGATTGAGACTGGTTCTTGACGCTTGAACTTCAAACGCTTGGTCTTTTTGTAGGTTCTGGTCTTAAAGGCAACCATACCGCCATTGCGCTGGTCTCCCTTAGAATCGCCAGAAGTATTTCCTTCAATTGTATGGACGATGCCCTTGCGAGCCTGGACGCCGATGACAATGCCAATGTGACTAATCCGCTCAACTGCGTCGCCTGGGAAGTCAAAGAAGGCTAGGTCGCCTGGCTCTGGCTTGGCGGTGGCGGCGTCTTGCCACCTGCCGCGGGACTGGAAGGCTTGCGCTCCTGCTGATGTCAAGATGACATTGGGGATGACTAGGCCAACCTTCTTAGCGCACCACATTACAAAGGATCCGCACCAGGGCAGATAGTTGGCGCCCATTTCCTTGCCAAACTTTGTTTCATTCTCTTTTGGGCCTTCGACATATCCGACTTCTTGCCAGGCCGTTTGAATGAATTGGTCGCGCTGACTCACTTGCGCTTCCTTTTAGGGCTTGCAATCAAGATTGCATAAATCTCATCGACACGCTCTTCTAGGCGATTGACTTGATCCTTGAGACTTGAGCCAGAATTCGGCTTCAGTTCTGCTAAGTAGTGCGAAACTAACCACTTGACTCCATAGGCAAATGA